TGACATTGTTTCTTGTGTGTGTGTGTGTGTGTGTGTGTGTGTTGGCAGTGATGTGGCGTGAGGCTGGGGTAAATCGGGCAATCTCGTGACGCCTAGTGTCCTTCGTGTCGCCAGTGGTCCAGTTTTACAGTGATTTGGGCGGTTTCTGTTGTAAATGGTGTTGCGTGTGCGACTGTATAGTGTGTTATTAGTGTTTTTAGTGAGTATGCGACTAGATAAACGATCTGAGGGGGCCCCATGACCGTCAGAATCCGAATCACCCTCCCGCCCTTTTCCGGGGCCCGGTACTACTTACCCCGGCCTCGGCCCGACAGCACTTTCAGAACGGGGACCCCCTCTGCCGGATATGAGGGCATTTTTCCACCCGAGAGGAGTACAGGTTGGGTCCTCTCAAGTAGGGGTTTCCATAAGTCCTTTCATACCAACGACTTAAGGCTACCCCCATTAGGACTGGTAGCCTGACTTCCCTAAGACGAATCTGGAGCTTTCGGAAATCAGGATCTCCAGAGAAAATCTACATGCTTTACACCTTGACACTTGCCCTCACCGGAGACGAACGTAGAGAGGAGAAGAGAGAGATAGAGAAGAGAGAGAGAGATATATAGGGTTTTTCTACTAACCAAACTGGAGTAATAAAGTTACTTATCTTTGATTTCAAGTGTCAAGAAACACCCTTGACACTTGCTTGACACTTGGGTACACCTAAGTCCCCCGGCAGACTAGTTGACCTCGATACCATTGGTAGTACCCAAAATGCGGACCATGCTGCCGAGGCGATCGGCTCCTCCCTGGACAGCCAAAAACAACGCAATTGCGTTGTGCCGAGCCGAATCCCGCACGCTTTGCTGTGTTTGCTGTGTTTCTAAACTTTCAGTGTTCTTAGTGATACAATGTATGTAGGTGAGCAGGAAACAAGTGTGCAAGGGTTTCACGTACATAGGAGATAAGGTATGAAGTGTCTTGGGGATTTCGGTCATTGCGAGAGAGAGGGTACTGTCAGAGGCTTGTGCCGGCAGTGTTACTCTCAGGCGAGGCCGCGAGTAAAGTGTGGTCTGACGACCTGGGAGGAGCTTGAGGCCCTCGGGCTGGCCATTCCGACCACGCGGGTGCCGAAGGAGACGAAGGACTTCAACTCCCGGCTGGATGCCGCCAGACAGGCCGCAAAGGGCGATGTGCCCGATCGGCTGGTGGTTTGCGAAGCGAACCCGCTCGTGCCGGACCCGGTCACCGGTGAGCCGATTCTGCTGGCCAACGTGCCGACGCAGTACCGGGAGCACTCCCTGCGGATGGCCGCCTCGAACGAGTGGATCGCCAAGCTGCGGGAACTGGATGACGCGGCCGAGGACCTCGACATGAACTTCAACCCGGCCGCCGGCCCCCCCGCCCCCGTAAAGAAGGACCTCCGCACCCGGACGCTGGAAGCCCTCGCCAAGGAGCAAGTCGTGCTCAGCACACCTGTGGATGTCGAGTCCGTAAAGAGGAACCTCGAAGAATCGGGCGAGAATGCCGAGCGGATGCCGCAGACCGTGCCCGAGCCGGTCCCAGATCCTGCCATTGTCGCAGAAGTCAAGCGACGTCGGGCTGAAATGGCGGCCATTGCCGCCGCCACTCCCGAAGTCGAACTCCACTCGCTCCTAGCGGCCGCCGAGGCACTTCAGAATCAGGTGGTCACCAGCCCCCCAGAACAGGTGACGAACTGTGGCCCAGCAGTGCTTGGCGGGCCCGCCACTCCGTTTGTCATGCCGGAAGATGGTCGCCCGAACGCGCCCGCCGGGGTTGTCGTTCCTCCAGAAGTACGCCCGGCCGGTGACGGAAACTTCGACGCTGAACTGGCCGCCCTCGAAGCGTCAGTGGTGAATGGCGAGTCTGGCTGCTCTGAGTTGCCGGCAGCGTCACTGGAGAAGTAGTCTTGCCTGCGAAACCAACCTTATCCGAGAACCAGAGGGACGAGATATGCAATCTCTTCGCGATTGGCGAGCTTGTCACGGAGATCGCCAAGCAATTCGGCGTCTCTGAAAGCACGATCACAAGGCTGGTGAAGAACCGACAGGTCAAGCGGCTGCCGAAGCCGAAACCGAAGATCGCCTCGGGCACGACGATCAAGAAATTTGCGTCTCGTGCAAGGTCGATCCTGTGGAATAAAGGCACAGGGAAGGAGCATCCGGATTTCGACCTCTGGACGGAGCGGGTCGAGTGGCTCCGGAATGGGGCCACGCCTCCGTTCACTGAGGCGGAAGCCATCGTGCGAGCCAGCAAGGAGTTCGAGTGCCTGCACCGGCTGTTCCGTGAGTACGACATGACAGGGTTCGACGCATGCCCGGACAGCCACAAGAACGCTCCGTTGATCCCGGCCGCTGAACAGCCTGACATCCGAATCGAGGAGAAGGAACTCTCGTACAGAGAGGCTATGCGATGGGCGATTAACGCAGCCGGGACGTTTCTCCGAACTGGCCAGCACCCGTTCTCGTGCCCGAACGATCGAGCGTTCTATTTGTACCGATCCGCGATCGACGAACCGAAGGACTTCATGTCAAAAATTGGGCAGCTTGAATTAAAGACAGATCTGGAAGAAGAGGGGCGGCTTAACGCCAGGAGCGAGGGCCGTGCCACCGTTGAAGAGATCGAAGATTTCCTGAAAGAACTTTCAATTTACGAGGGAGAAGAGAAATGAATCCGTCCGAAACGAAGATTACGAAGAAGATGCTGCGTACAGAGATAGTGGATCTTGTGCGTGAGAATTCAGGGCTGATCGCAGAGATTCACAAATTAAGCGGCAGGGTGAAGCAGAGAACCAAACTCCTGGAGGTCTCTCGTAACTGCCGTAAGGTGACTCGTGCCAGGCTGCGAACCGCAGAGCAGCAATATAGGGACGCCACTAAGAACCTCGACGTCGCCAGGAGCCGCGTTAATGAGGATGCAGGAAAAATCAGTCAGCTTCGCACGAAGGTTGAGCTTACCACTAGGAACTTCAACGCAGCGTTGCGTCGTGAGCAAGATTTAAGGAGCGAACTCAAAGCTTCCGAGAGTGAAGAAGAGTTCCTTGAGCAGAAGCTCGCGAAGGCAGACGACTCTGTCGCCACGCTGACCGCTCGATGCAACTGCTACGAGGAGTCTATGTGTCTCGCCAGAAAAAATCTCTTTAGTAGAGACGACTGCCGCGATTCTCTTGGCTGTAAGACATGTATCCAGAATCCGATTCAAGACTCCCACGAACTTGCACTCCATATCGTTGAGACGCTGAAATTCTTTGGAGACAAGGACGTGCTCGTGGAGGTGGGTGGCCGCATTGAATTCCAGGCTATCTTCAGCGAGATAACTGATTTACTAAAGGACTCCGGCGTGTCGTACGGCGGTGGCCTGAATGCAGCGAATTGTGTCGTCGGCTTGTTCGAGTACGGCACGACTGTAGGCACTTCCGCTTACCCCGCTACGACCTACTCTGCGGCACGCTTCGTCACGAAGGAGAACTGGGACGCAGCGGACCTTGACGACTATGTCGTGGCGTTCAAGAAGAGCACGGAGGTCTATAGCGTATGACATCATCGAAGACCCAGGTCAGGGGTAAGCGTACTCGCCTCGCTCTAGTCAAGACCCCGAAGGTGCGCCGCAAGGCGAAGCGCACAAAGCGTAAGAGCCGACCCGCGATCGTCTCGAACTGCGAGCAGTGCGGGGAGCAGTTGAAGGTATGGAGAAACAGGACGTCCGGATCGTTCTCGTGCGCGTGTGGTGCGGGATTCGACTACGCGAAGATGGTCGACGGCGCCCCGCGATTCTTTTGTTCACAAGAATGTTGCGAATTGTTCGTGGCATCACAACAGCCGAAACCGGAACCGAAAGAAGAAACATGTTCAGTTGCACGAGGAAAAAGTGTAAATTCGTATTCGGAATTACCTTCTCAATCTTAGCCTCGGCCTTCCTTCCGATTGTCGCTGCATTACTGCTGTTACTGACCATGAACTGCTTCGGTGGGGTGGCTGACGACATCCGTGGGAACACGGTCATCGTCACCAATGGGATGGGGCACGGCTCGGGTGTTATGGTCTCCAATTCCGGCCGCACCTTCATCTGGACGGCAGGCCACGTTGCTGAGATCTTCGAGAATTCCGATGGGACATACCGCGAAGCTACGATTCTCCAAGGTGGCAAGGTCGCTCGTGCTCGTGTTATTCGTGGAGGCGACTTCGTGCATGACAGGGACTTTGCGCTGCTCGAACTCATCGGTGACCACGGGCTCTCCGGGGATGCGCACTTCTACCAGGCGTTCGACGAGATCGAGCTTGGCCAGAGGATCGTTCACTGCGGCAGCCCGTTCGATAAGAACTGGAATGAGCGGCTCGTGTTCTTCGGCCGCATGTCCGCTGTCGAGCAGTGGTGCGATCCTGTGTTCGGCTTGATTAACACTGGGCGCTACTTGGATCACATCGACATCACAGGCGGAGGTGGCTGCTCAGGCGGGCCAGTGGTCGACGAGGTTGACAGAGGGATCGTCGGGCTCCTCGTGATGGGCATGCAGAACGGGCACCGCGTCAACATCATGGAGCCGACTCGATACCTGTATGCGTGGGCGAAGCGTCACGACTGCATGTGGGCCGTTGATTTTACACTTTCAGTCCCGGCTGAGATAACGCCCTGGCTGTCTGACAGTTACCTCCGAAGGTGCAGGGAACGCGACGATTCGAGGCACGGCGACTGGGGGAAGGCGCCAGTCGCCGTGGAGCCTGTCGAAGCGACGGAGCCGAAGTCGTTATGGGAGATCATTGAAGCTATCGTACGTTCTATCTGAGGTTCGTTTCCACCCTAGAAGAGAGAAGAAGAAATGAAGAAGAAATTGCCGATCGAAGAAAAGTGTAAGCAGAACATTAAGTGGTTCGTCGAGACGTTCTGTCGTTTCTATGATCCGCGGCAGAAGAACACTTGCCGTGAGGTGGTGCTGGAGAAGCGGCAGAAGCGGGCACTTATTGCAATGCGCGATTCGTACGGCTTGGATGATCTGACGATCAGGAAGCTCGAACGCAATGTCGGTGCCAGTTGGCTCGCGGCATGCGTGGTGCTGCATAGGATGCTATTCTTCGACAACACCAGTACGCTTGTCGTCTACAAGATGGAAAGATGGGTTGACAATTTTCGTTGCGTTAGCGAAACGAGTTCTTTCTTCGGTAAGCTCGACTACCTAACGGACCACCTTCCGCAATGGATGTATATTCCAGGCGGCTGGGACAGGACGAGATGTAGTATTAGCGAAACTATCAATGGTTTCGCTCGCTGTAAAGTCAGGGGCTGCGGTGCGACTGGTGACTGCCGGGAGATGCGCGGTTCGCGTTACGATTGCGTGGTGATCGACGACGCTGACTGTATCAAGAATCTATCCGCTGTGTTGGAAACCGTTCATCACATGACGAACTCAGTGTTCATTATCACGCGCGCCGAGGCAGGTCAACCAAAAGACACCTCCGGGATTGAAGTTCGGATAGGCTAATGCGGGCGACTGATCGGTTCAGCAGACAAATTCCAAAAGGCCTCAGGGAAAATATGGAGTGGCGTGCCCGGATGCACGCCAGTGTCATGGAAGACCCGAAGCGTATTGCGGCACTCAAGGAGGCGTGCAAGCAAGACCCGATCTTCTTCATCAACGCCTTCTGCTACACGTACGACCCGCGGCCATCTTCTGCCGGTAAGCCGAAGCCATTCTCTCGCGTGCCGTTTCTCCTGTATCCCTTCCAGGAAGAAGCGATCATGGACCTCGCGAGGGCCCTCGGCTTCGAGGACGCTGTCATCGAGAAGACGCGCGACATGGGGGCGTCGTGGCTTTGTATCATCATCATTGTATGGGCGTGGCTGTTCCACAAGGACCTATCATTTCTCCTTGGGTCTCGCGTCGAGGCCTATGTCGATGACCAGGGCAACCCTAAGTCGATGTTCTGGAAGATCGACTTCATACTACACAACCTCCCGAAGTGGCTGCTGCCGCGTGGGTTCGACAGGAAGCTGCACCGACGCAAGCTCCATATCGAGAACCCTGAACTCGGCAGCGTGATTGACGGCGAGTCGACCAACGACAACTTCGCTCGTGGCGACCGCCGAACGGCGATCGTGCTCGACGAGTTCGCAGCAGTCGAGCAGGGCTGGAGAATTCTGCGGGCCACTCGTGACGCGACGGACTGTCGTATCTTCAACTCGACGCCGATGGGAACCAATAACGCATTCTACGACGTAAGAAATCGCAAGGATATTGTCAAGATCCGCATGCATTGGTCCGTGCATCCAGACAAGTCGATAGGGACCTACACGACAGATGAGAACGGGCTACTCGAAATCCTCGATCCGAACGGTAGAGATTCGTGGCCTGATCTGTTCGAGCCCATCCTTGACGGTAAGCTGCGTAGTCCATGGTACGACAGGCAATGTCGGCGTGCCGCTAGTGCTAAGGATATTGCACAGGAACTCGACATTGATTACCTCGGTTCTGTGTACCAGTTTTTCAGCCCGGACACCATCAATAGACGGATCAGGGAGCACGCTCGCCCGCCGTTCATGGTTGGCGACCTTGAGTACGACAACGACACCGGAGAGCCCATTCGCTTTCGTGAGGACCAACAGGGCCATCTGAAGCTCTGGATCCTGCTGGACGGTGCTGGGAACCCGCCAATCGAACACAAGCACACTGTCGGCGCGGACGTCTCTGCCGGCACTGGGGCGTCGAATTCAGCGTTGTCTGGTTGGGACAACGTAACACAGCAGAAGGTCTTCGAGTACGCGAACGCCAACGTACGGCCGGAGGATTTCGCGAGGCAGGCTGTGGCGATCTGTCGGTGGTTCAACAGGCCATACCTGATATGGGAAAGTGGAGGTCCGGGCCGGCAATTCGGGAGTCGGGTGTTAGATCTTCACTACAGCAACGTCTATCTCCGCAAGCGAGAGGAGGCACTATCCAAGAAGGTGTCCGATATCCCTGGAGTGGCTCAGACCAAAGAGGTCAAAGCTGCGATTCTGGGTGCATACCGTATTGCAATCGAGAAGGACAGCGGAGGGGTAATCAATAGATCCAAGGAGGCATTAGAGGAGTGCCTGGAATACATCCATGCCCCGGACGGGAGCATAGTCCATTCTCGCTCGACACGGAAGGACGACCCGACTGGAGCCAAGGCGAACCATGGCGACCGTGCTATGGCTGACGCGCTGGCGTGGAAAGGCATGACGGAACGCGAGAAGAAGCTACCGTCTGATGAGGGGAATAAGCCGAAGACTCCGTACGGCAGCCTTGCGTGGCGAAACAAAAAGCGTGAAGAGCGATATAATAAGAAAGACCGCCTATCGGCTGGTTGGCGATCACATTAACTCGAAAGGAACAGCATGCCTCTTCTCAGCGACAAGCAAGTAGACAGACTCCGGACAGCGATTGAGTGGGGAACTTTGCAAATGGCGTTCCCTCGTAAACAGCGCGTCGAAGCAATCTGGTCGTTCTGCGGATCGCACTATCACAAGAACGGTGACCCAACGATAGTTCCGGTCAACAATCTCAAGATGGCTGTCGATATTTACGGGCGAATGCTGACGCCGCGTAACCCTCGTGTGATGATGAGCACGAAGGTTGACCCACTGAAGGCGACCGCGATCAATCTGGAGTACGCGGTAAACGAAATTCCGCGCGAGATCAAGTTGCAGTCGACGCTCCGCAAGTTCGTGATCGAGGCCCTGTTCTCGATGGGGATCTTGAAGGTCGGAATTCACACCACCGGGAACCACCTCGGTCATCCGTACGGCTCGCCATTCGTCGACATTGTTACGCTCGATGATTATTTCGTCGACATGTCCGCGAAGTCGTACGACCAGATCCAGTACGAGGGACACGACTACTGGATGAATTACGAAGCCCTGATGGAATCTGAATGGGTGGATAAGAAGGCCAGGGACAAGCTGCATGCAGACGAGCCTACGGCGATCGGGATCAATGGCGAGGTGAGGGCCGAGGGGATTGCCGAGGGCGGTTCCGCCCAAGTGTTCAAGGATCGCGTGAACCTTCGCGATGTCTGGCTTCCGGAGGAGAAGATCCTCGTCACCATGACCGCAAGGGATGGTGTAGTGCTGAACATCATCGACTGGGACGGGCCTGATGGAGGGCCGTTCCCGAAGCTCGGATTCGGGGAGGTTCCTGGCAACCTGCTTCCGCTCGCGCCAGTGCAGATCTGGCGTGACCTTCACGATCTCGGTAACCGCCTATTCCGTAAGCTTGGTAATCAAGGCGACAGCGAGAAGTCTGTCCTTGGTTTCCAGGGCGATGACGTAGACGCGATCGAGGCCTTTAAGAATGCTTCGGACGGCGACGGCATCACGTACCCTGGCTCGAAACCGGAGACGCTGACTGCTGGCGGCATCAAGGAGAAGACACTCGCGTTCTATCTCCAGGTCCGCGACCTCTCGTCTTACTTTGGTGGCAACTACGATAGCCTCGGTGGGCTCGGTGCGATGTCCGAGACGGTCGGGCAGGACCAACTGATGTCGCAGTCGGCGAATGCCCAGGTCGAGGACATGAGCGACCTGACTGCCGATGCTACTCAGGAAGTCATGCGCGCACTGGCGTACTACGAGTGGCATGATCCGATCCGCGTGCGAATGCTTCAGAAGGAAATTCCGAACACTGACCTGACTGTCACGTCGAGGTTCGGGCCGGAGGACAAGCGAGGCGACTTCGACTTATACAGCATCAAAATCGACGTCTATCGCATGCAGGAGAACTCCCCGCAGATTAAACTGCAAAAGCTTCTTCAGTTAATTAACACGGTCATCATGCCGCTGCACCCGTTCATCCAACAAGCAGGCGGCACGATCGACGTTCAGCTTCTACTGAAGCACATCGCAAAGTATTCGGACATGCCAGAGTTGAACGCTATCGTCCAGTTTCTTGAACCTGGACAGCAGGTCGAGGTCGAGAGTGCCCCGGCGTCCGGGAAGCTCCCGACTGGGCCGCCGCAACCCCAGCAGAGGGGTGGCATGACACGAGAAGGACAGTCTTCTGTCATTCAGCAGCAGCTACTAGGCAAGGGTATGCAGTCCTCTGAGGCCGCGAAGATGGCTTAGTAGCGAAAAGACAACTACCCGCATCAACTTAATTCTGATATAATATAGGTTGGTGCGGGTTTTTCGCTACACGAGGAGGGTACGCTATCCCACTTTATTGCTTCACGTCGGACGACGGCGAGACGATTGAGGAACTTTTTCCAATGGGTAAGGCCCCAGCGAAAATCGGGACTTCCTCACCACTTGATCCCAGAGTCTTCTATCGCGACTTTGTTGCCGAAAGACAAGGAGGGCGAAGCGGAACGGCCGGATGGCCGATCGAGTGCATCGCGTCGGGAGTGAACGCCAATCAGGCTCCAGAGCTTCGTAAGTTCTTCAGGGACGCGAAGATCAATTGCGAAGTGAGTAGCGACGGCAATCCAGTCTACACAGATGCCACTCACCAGGCGAAGTGCCTGAAGGCTCGGCATCTTCATCACAGGAATTCCTTTTCTTAGGAGAGAGATACCATGGCATTGTCTGAAGAGATGCAGGCTGAAATCATTGTGGCTGTCGAAGCCTCCACGCCCGAGCCGGAGATGAGCGATGAAGTCAGTGGAGAAGCTGAAGCTGAAGCTGAAGCTGAAGCTCCGGAAGCTGGCGACGGAGAAGGAGAGGCTGGTGAGGTTACTGGAGATATTGAAAGCGACAAGGTCGTTGAGGGTAGCGGCGACGAAGATGAAGGAGACGAGTCGCTCTCTGGCGGAGACCAAACCGCTAGACCCGACCCGATCGCCCTGAGCGACGAGTTGGTTGCCGCGGCAGTTCGCGCCGGCGTACCGCCGAGAGTAGCCATGCGGCATGAGTCGGACGAGGAACTCTCCGCGACAATCGCGTCGATCACCGATACGTTCGTGGTAGAGGAGCCCGAGGCCGTCGAGGAAAAAAAGGAACTGGAGTTCCCGACGCTCGACCCGGAAGAGTACAACCCTGAGGTCGCGAAGGCCTTCGAGCAGATGAAGGCGATCATCGAGAAACAGCAGGCTGAAATCGACGGCGTCCGTGACGGGCAGCAGCAAGCCGAGAGTAACTCCAAGGAAAGAGCGGCGAGCGATACGGTGGCCTGGTTCGATAAGCAGGTCGAGGGGCTCGGTGACGAGTTCGAGACTGTCCTCGGCAAGGGCGGTTACAACGATCAAGCTCAGGGGAGTCCGACGTACATCAAGCGGGACTCGATAGCCCGGCAGATGTCAGTCATGCTGGCCGGCTATCGGGCGACCGGCCAGAAGATGCCGTCCAATAAGGAGGCGTTTGACGTAGCCGTCAAGCTCGTGCTCTCCGATGACATCGAAGCCGCGAAGAAGACGAAGCTCTCGAAGAAGCTCGCGACTCGTGGCAAGCAACATATCAACAGGGCCGGCGGAAAGAAGTCGGCACCGATCGGCGATCCGGAAGACGACACGGTCGCCCTACTGAACAAGCGATTCGGAACTAATTAACGCCCATGGGAGTGGGCCAATGTAACCCTTAACAGAAGAGAATGAAATGAATGAATCCGTCAGAAACGACGAAGCCGTCAAAGCGTGCAGTAGGTGCGGTGAGACGAA